CCTTTATATCCCCTCTTGCGCCCAATCATATCACACTTCTTTTAATGTTGCAAGATTAAATTTTTGTCGCGTACTTAAGACGGATCCATCCGATCTTTGATTTCAACCGTCCCCATCCGCAACTTTCCTCGATGATCGTATATACTCCGGGAATGACATATTTTCCCGTTTTCGCATAATTCACGCCGGGTCCCGTTCTGATGTTAAGGTCTTTGATTGTCACGCGCACCTTGTAAGGTACATCCGACGAAGGAACGACAATGCCAGGCCTCGAACCACCAAAATACGAATCAATGAATTCCGCCTCCGCTTTCGCAAGGCGTTCCAAGTTGTTATCATCAAGCAGCCAGCGCACCGTTGCCGAATGCGTGTGGAATCCGTGCTCCAGAATTACGCCAGGCGTTTTTACAAGCCTAGAGCCGTGTAGAACGCCGTAGTAGTTGTCATTTTTGAACCCATCTCCATTGCGATCTGACTGTGCGGCTCTTTCGTGTACCCTGGATTCCAGCCCCATAACCTCACCGATGACGGGAGCTATTTTCTCGGCAAAATCCTTGGATACGTCATCACATTCCGTCGTATGGTCTTGAACAAGATGATATACTGCCACGTTCGACCTGCTTTCATCCATGTAAGAGCCGACGGCGTTTGAATGATTGGATGCAAACAGATCGCATCCCTTTGAAGCCTTTCCTCTTGATACAAGAGCCAAATCCTTGTTTGGATCCGTTCGAGTCATAATTACCGTATGCCCCATCTGTTCCAAATACTTCTTTTGCATGTAAGATAACTTCCAAACCATTTCGCTTTCGAAGTATTCTGGGATTCCCGGAGAGCGATTCTGTTTCTTGCAATGCCCTGGGTCTATGCAAATTCTAGCCATGTGATGCCTCCCATTTTATTTTTTGAACTGTTTAACAACTTGATTCGCTCCCGTCGCAGCAAGACCAGAGACAATTCCGACTGCGATTGCATTGAGAATGTCCTGCGCAGGGAAATCAGGAGCCCCGGTAAGAAAAGCCACGGCACCTAGGATACCACCAAAGAAACCGACGGTACATGGGATATACTTGTTGTCCAATGGCGACACCTTGACTATCTCTCCGATAAGATAACAGATTACTACAATAGCTCCAACCTCAGTAATTCCAAACATAATGATACCTCCTTATCGTTCAATTAGGTAATCCTGCAAATCTTCACTAGCTTTTTTTAAGGAATCAACATCATTGCCATCTATGGTATGTTTAAGCAATGCCAATATTGCCCTCTGTGTAACTTTGTTTCCTCGCTCGATCTGCTCAATCCTTCCAAGATCTTTCGCAAAATGATCATCATAGGAAGAAAAACGCTGTGTGACGAGGCTTTCCAAGGTGGCAATCCTGTTTTCCAACAGTTTCGTCGGTTCCTTGGAAGCCCTAAACCTTGTCTCGATCTTGTCTATCAGGGTGAAACAGGATACGAGAAACGCCACAATCGCGACAACTAGGCTGAAATCCATTTTTTAATTCCTCCAATTCTTCAACAGATATGTATTGTGCGAGGAGCTGAGTGAGTTTATTGATTACCGATGACTGCTTTTCGGCAAGTTCAGACAGCTCCTCGACTGCTTCCAGCAGTTTGTCGTAATTAGCCATTCTGCAACATTTCAATAACGGCTTCCCGCCATCTCTCAGGGACCTCAGTCTCGGCAAGCGCTATTGCTTCTTCCACGGTAATCTCTCCCGCGTCAATTCTCGCCTTGTACTTGCGGTAGTACACCTTAGCCATTATTCCTCACTCCTTCCGTCAATTTCCTCCTCGATGAGTCCGGCAAGCTCAATGAGGGCATCTGACTGCTCACTCACGATCTGAGCGAGTTCAAGGTTTTTCTGTCGCTCCTCTCGTATTTGCCTCTGTAGGCTTTTGTACTGGAACATGATCGTCACCTCCATAAATTCTTGTAATATTCCTCCATCTTTAATATAAGATGGTAAGCGTTTCCCTGTTTTGCGTGTGCCCTCCAACTTTTAAAGCACTCATCCACGTCAGCCCTGGACATATACCCTTGTTTTGCACGCGCAACCAATTTTTTCAGTTTTCTCCTCTCGTGCGACACTTTCTTTGGCAGGAGTTTCATAATGATTTTGCCACTTTCCGTCATGCGGAAACTAAAGCCAAGAAAGTGGATATTTTGCGAAATTGGGAAAATCTGCGTTTTCTTTATGTTTACTTGGAGTCCGATTTCGGTCAGTTTTTCAGTAATTAATATTTGACACTGCCTTAAGTAATCCTTATCCTCGTGGATGATAATCAAATCGTCCATATATCGAACATAGTGCTTAATATGTAACTGTTCTTTGATATAATGGTCAAGATCATCTAACACGGCCAATTCAATCAGCTGCGTCACCTCCGATCCCAAGCCAAGTCCAATTTCTGGATTCTCGCCATCATTGAAACTTATGATAATGCGATCGACTTCTCCGCATGCCCACGGATCGTGAGCTCGCTTATGAACTGCTTTGCTCGCGACATCGTGTCTTGTGCTTCCAAAATAATTCGACAGATCCATTTTCAACACATTGCCGTTCAGCCCATGTTTTCTGTAGAATCTCATTATATGAACTTTCAGACGATCACGAGCAAACTTCGTTCCTTTCCCACGCTGACAAGCACAATTATCATAAATAAAATGCTTTGTGATTTCATGATAGAGATAGTTGTCACACAAACTGCGCTGAAATACTCGATCTTTCATCCTTGTGCTTACGATTTTTCTTTTCTTTGGTTCGTAAATATAAAATATCGAATATGCATTGATCGCATATGTTCCATTCATAAGCGCATTATGCAGAAGTAAACAATTATACAAACTTCTTCGCGTATAATTCGTTACACTGTCCTTCCATCCAACATTGCGCTTGCATTTCCATATGGCAGCATACAAACTGTCAATGCTGCATACTAAATCCTTTGCGGATTCATCATTCATAAAAAACATACCGTGCGTAGCCATGCCTACTTAGGTTCACAATGAAGTAGATGGCATCGGTATCTCCTTTTCACCATATTCGGCTGGGACAACGGTTCCTTGTGTGTGATCGCTTTGATTTCGCCTCTTTCGAGGTTACTTTATACTTGCATATTACTCACAATCGGGGGCGACTCCGTTCGTATTGTTGGCATTATTGTTGTTGACCGCGCCCGACGGGTTGCAGTTACGAACATTGTTCGCATTCCCGGCGTTCGGAGACCGAACGGAAAAGGACATCTAACAACCGTTGACCCAAATAATTCAGACTACTTTGTCTGATTTTCTCCAATTCTTTATACACGATTGCAAATCCACAACCATCTTTGTCCAATTAGCCGCTTTGCCACTTTCCAGACCAAATACAGTTTTTGAAATTTCAATCATGTTATGGAGGGAATACGTTTCCGCGAGCGCCCTGGTCTGATAATTCCTACGCAGTAAATAATCATCGTGCGTCTTAACATAAACGGAATTCGCCATTTCAACATAGCAACTTATGTTTACCGCACTCTCCACGATCTTTGAGGTAAGGCACCATCTGTAACGCTTTGGAAAGTTCTTTTCATTGCCGCATATGTGGATTGTATGCGTAGCGAGGTTTCTAGCAAGATTTAATGTATCCATATTCTCCTTTGAGGTTCGCTTAGATTTTGGAACCATACTCCCTCCCAATGCCCCTTACGGGGCACATTTACGATTAAACGATGCAACAAGCGGGGGCGACTCCGTACGTACTGCTGGCATTAGTGGTGTTGACCGCGCCCGACGGGAGGCAGTAACGAACATTGCTCGCAATCCCGGCGTTCGGAGACCGAAGCCACCAATACTTTGCGGTACCGTTTCTGTATTTAATGCGGTTGGTATCTGCGCCAGTTCCAGGTGCCGACAAGTCGGAGTTATCTGCATAGTACGGATAAGGATCTCCCTCGTTGATGTTATTCTCCTTGCCTCCGTATACTTCCGATCTGGACAGCAGGAAGAATTTTTCTGCCGTAGTAATGCTCCCGCCGCCATCGGAAACGGTATTCAGAGCCGTAACCTTGGTTACCTCTCCAATGGAAGAAAGGAAATCCTTATCCATTCCATAAAGGAATCCGTTTGTCGTGGTAAGCCAAGAAGGTGCGCGGTCAAATGCGGTCTGTGGAGCCCATACGCTTCCCATGGGTTTGTTGCTGTTAAGCCATTGCCGCATGGCCGAATCAGCATAATTGTTGTTTCCCGCAAGCGCCCTTTGCAGTGAATTGATGGTGGTTCCATTTCCAGAATTGTTGACATCACCAAGATTCGTGCCGCTGGTACCGATAACAAGCGTAGTGGTCTCGGATGCCTCCGATGCGGAAGCGGAAGCGTAAACTTTGATCTGACTGTTCTCCAGGGTGACATTGTATGCCGCAGAAAGTACGATCTGACCTCCTGCAGGAATGGCGTTTTCAAGCGTAAACTGAAAACTCTTGTTTACATCCGTACTCACCCAGGAATGCTGCTTTACGGTGAAATAATAAGTTCCTGCTTCCAAACCTTCTGGGAATGAGAAAAGCGCTTCCCTTGCGTCAAACTGTAGATCAGTGTAACAATCACGCAACTGTAGCGTGATGCTGTGCGTCAGGTCAGATGCAACAGGAGTATCTTTGTCGATTCCGATAACCGTCCATGTGAGCACGCTTGCCGTCTCATGAACCACGATCTCATCTCCGACGGAAGGAGTACCTGTTACGGTCACACCATAAGCGGTGAGTTCCACGGGATTTCCACTTAATTGCCATGCGGCACCATCCCATGTAAATTCATAATCAATGTTGCCTGATTCTCCGACTGCTGCCAAGAACTTGTCCATGTTAACGGATGCAGCCGTAATGCCTGCCGTTCCGCTGGAATTTCCGACGGTGGCATTCATTGACGTTGCCTTTGCACAGACAAGTTCATCACCCTCACGCAATATCCTACGGGCAAGACCGAGCCTGTTCAGCATCTTGATGTCAGCAAAACTCTTAAATGCAATTCCTCCGTTGCCAGAAGCGATTGCGCTAAGCATAAGAATACCAGAGTCCATCTTGTCGCCGAGCATAGATGTCAGTGCGTCCATTTTTCCTTCGTAAGACTCCTCTGAAAGAAATCCAAAGGGATTAGACATTTTTCTTTACCTCCATTTCTTTATGTCTCTTCCGAATCCTGCACAATTTCATATGCAAGCATCGGTTTTCCATTGATTATCTGAATTTGGCATTTGTACTTAATGTCATTTGTCGTAACGTTGATAATGAAGTAATCAGCTCCAGCCATAAGCGTAGCGATATTCGCCTCATTCGCTGATATTCTTGTTTCATCCTGCGTAGCTCTTCCCTGCAATGCCACGATTGCGGTTGCGTTTGCGCTTGTCGAATCCTCGACCCTCGAGACCCTTCCCGAAAGCGCCGTATCATCGTACACCGTATCCGTGAATTTTGCATCCGCAGGTACGTCCTTGGCGACCGTATGCCCGCCAAGGGCTGTGGCGTTTGTATCCGCCAAGTTTTGAGCGTCATAAATGCCCTGCTCTATCTTGTTAAGATGTGCGGCATCTATACTCGGCTCCGTGTCATTCACCCACTGTGTTTTCGTGTACGGCATCCTTGTTTTCCTCCTTTCTGTTTTGATTTTGAATAGCAACAAAAGTCTGAACCGATAACTGATGGTTCAATTTTTC